GACGTACTGCGCGATTATCTCTCCGGTCTTTCCCCACGCGACGCAGTTAAAAAATGAAGTCGATTCCTTCTTCGCGCCGTTAGTGTACGTGTACGATGACGCAATGGAAAACTTCGTCACGCTCGCTCCGCCCTGCGTGTACGTAAGTTGTGGATCAGCGGTAAGCCTTCCGATTCCGTACCATCTGTTAATGTCTGACATTTACTTCCTCCTTATCTTACCGTTATCTCGGTAAAATGTTTTGTTGACTCGTTGAAGCTAAACTTCACCGCGCCCTCAATCCCGAACTCTCGGTTCTTCTTTACATACAACTTTGAATCCGGTGGACGCTCGCCCGCCTCTTCTGCCTTGCGCTTCTTCTCGGCTGACGGTCGCCACATAACCAGCACGTTGTGCGCTAGGTTTGTTATATTCCCCGACCCTGAAATGTCAACCTTATCTGGTGTATCTGAATCGGTTTCGCCCTTGCGCGGGTGCGCTACAAGATGAACATGTACGCGGTATTCTTTCGCAAACGTCAAGAGCGATGAAACGAAGTCAGTCTGTGCTTTGTATTCGTCGCGCGCGTCAAGCTGAACTCGCATAAGGCTATCGATGATAAAGTGCTTCACGCCGTACTTCCTCGCGGCGTACTTGAACTTGTTAAGCAATTCTTCTGGTGTCGCGCCGGAGTGAGTGTTGACCACATATATCCACTCGTTAAGCCACGCCATCGCCTCTGTCACGTCCTTCGGTGTAGGGTGGCCGACGTTAAGATACTGCATCACCATCCACCGCAAAATCCTCGCGGCCGGCATTTCAAGACAAGCTATGCACGACCTGATGTTCTGTGTGCCTAGACCTATCTGCACTTCGCCGAGCAGGGAGCTCTTCCCGCTACCGTTGCGACCGCTCCATACAGTTAGCTCCTCGTCACGCCACCCCTTCAGCATATTGTTAATACCGACCCACGGCGTCGGCGTACCGTGTAGTTTTTCTGGATTCGAGAAGAGCGTCTGAACGTCTTCGGTAAAAACACCAGCGCTCACCAAATCTACCGGGCAGAAGTCCTTCGCAAACGCGAGCGCCTTGTCTATCGCCGATTTCTCGACACCCTGGATTAAACACTCGTTCGCGTCCTTGTACGGCAGCGTAGCACGGTAGCATCTCCACAACCCTAGACGGTTCGCGATGTCGTAAATCTTCGACTCGCCTGCGGTGTCATTGTCATAGCACAGGATGATGTGCTGGAAGCGCTGGAGGAAGTCCCATTCGTGCTCGATCCACTCCATAGACTGAGCGCCGTTCGGAACACTCACTGCGTCAATCCCATACTCTCCCATAGCCACGGCGTCGAACTCGCCTTCCACTACAATCAGCGTATCTCCAGAAATCATGTCGCGGTTAAACAGCACAGGCTCTTGATTCTTTTCTCCCCAAAATTTCTTTTCATCGATACACCTGTATTTAATAGCAACAACCTTGCCGTCTTTGTAGTACGGCAAAGCTACGGCATTCTTACCGGCCACAGACTTGATCCTGAACTTCTGTATCGTAGCATCGGTGAACTTTCGGCCGCGCAAAAACTTCAAGGCGGAGTCTGTCAGATTGTTGACGTTCGGTTTAGGTACGTCGTACTGCTTCTTGACGTGGCGGCGCAACATGCTATCGTTATCGACGTGTACCGGCTTGTCACCCATGGCCCGCTGAAGGTCTGTAAACGATCCCTTGCGGCCGCAGTTATTCAGCCTAAGGCAGTTGAACGCACCGTCCGTAAGTGATACTGCGAACTTCTTCTCTGTGTCACCGCAAAACGGGCAGTTCAAGATCGCGCTGTTATTCCGCTCTTTCCACGTCCAGCCCTTCGACGACATATATGCCCGGATGTCCATTACTTTCTCCCCTTAATCATGACACCACTCAAACTCGTTTTTGTCAACACCTTTACCGGTAATAATTTCATCGTTCCAGCATTGGTATTTTATGTATCGCTCAGGGTCTTTGCGGTATAATGAGTCTGGTGTAGCCGCAACGTATTTCTTAACATGCTCGAATATAGTATGATAATTATCGGGTGAAACTTTTGCCCAGAGTGTAATACATTTTGCCTTATTTCTTTTCTTATCGTATAGTGTCCAAAATGTATTAAAAGCTGTTTCACGCAATTCTTCACGCAATTCTTTATCTACTTCTTTATCTACTTCTACTCTACTTCTATCAGCAATGTCACGGACGGTCTCTATTTGTCTCGGACAAACTGACGTTTTGTAGCTTTCTATCATGCTTCGTATTTCCTCGGATCGCGTCTGTGACTTGTCAATAAACTTGTATATCTTGCGGCACAGTATTCTCCCCGTGATCTCATCTACCTCAAATAGACCTTGCTTCAACATGAATTGCATCATCTCTGATATCTTTGCCGTGTCACCCCGGTACTTGTCGGCAATGTCTTCGGCGGTCTCTTCAAGCTCTGGTATTGGATGGTCGGATGATAGCGATTCTGCGATTGACTCAACGATAAGGTTATACAGGCCGTATCCTTCGAGGCCATACTTCCGAATAAGACGGTTGATTTTCACATCGTTTCTCATGTTTGCGTAATGTTTGAAAAATTGCATCCTTCCTCCTGAAATAAAAACGGGCCACACTCACCCCACCCTGTCGGGTTTCTCGCGGGGTAGTGCGGCCCTAGTGCTTTGTGGCACTCACGGAGGCGAGAAATCACCGTCAATGCCATGTACGGATCAATACAAGTCCTTGTACTGATACATACAATATACAACGAGACATAATATTTGTCAAGTGCTTTTATACGAATAAAGCGGCAAAGGGCACTCTCTGGGAATTGTGTTAATATCCGTAATGAATGTCTGTTCCCACGAAAGAAGCTTTCGCTCAAGCAATCCGCACTTTTTCCGCCGTGCGACAAAGCACGGGCACTCCGAGCACGACTCAACGAAATCCTCATACCCTTCGCAGATTATTTTTCTCGGAGTAACGTAGGATGCGTCTACACGTCGATGGCGCGCAACATAGTCGTCGTCAATTTTAATCATTGATCCTCCTTTATTGTTCTTTGCTTAGTCTACTAAAAACATCCGTAAAAATAATCGCACTTCTTGTTTTTCTTTTTCGCGTCATTCCATCCGCGCTCGTATTCCTCGCGGCGTATCTTTTCGAGGCGGCGACGGAGTTCTTTTTCGAGATTGTCGGCCATGAGCTTAGCGTAAAATTCGCTAGAAGTTGAGAACTCAAAATTTGAAGTCCATGTTTCAACCGGCACTCCATGCTGAATGTTTAGCGTTACGACTTTGTCTTTGACTGAAAAATTTACCATCTTTAATCCTCCTTTTTGGCGCGTTGTTTTGGTTGATAATACCAGTAAAACCGCACCAATGTCAAAAACCATTCGCGCGAATCCTGATATTTTTTGAACACGTCGCGCATCTTCCAATCCTCGCCGTCCCACACCGCAACCCACCATTCGTCGTTTGAACCGTAGCCGTTTTCCTCGCGCAGAATATCGTAAGCCGCGAGTTGGAGCGCGTGCTTCACAGACCGGCCAAAGGAGCGCTTCTGGTCCCACGTTTCAAGTTCCCACAGCATATCCGGCTTCCCGCAGAACATGTGCTTGCGCGAAAACAGCGGTTGTTCATGTAGCAAGAGCTTTCCGGGCTTGCGCTGGTCCACCAGCTCAGCGAACTTTTCCAGCATCAAGTCGAAGTTGGTATCTCCGGTGTTCAAATATCGCTCTATCCGCGAGTGCCGGTCGATACCGTCCAGCCGCGCGGCCTCGTATGTTTCATCGTCAACCCACACCTCGTCGCGCGGAAGTAGTTGCGACACCGACGGGACTTTTATCCCGTCGATGTAGTGAACCCTGGTTTCCTCGTTGTATTCAAGCATTATCGGCCATCTTGTTAAGCTCGGCGTTCATGGTTTCCTCGTTCCACTTGTGGGCCTCGCAGAACGCAACTGCCTTCGCCACAGTGTCAATGCCGACAGACTTCATGCCGTCTTTGGTCTTCTGTGGGAGAGACTTTAGTTTGTCTTGCGGCGTCGGCTCGGGCGGTTTAGGTTTTTCAAGATATTTCGATCCGTCCCACCTACCGGCGTAAATCTCAGCGCCAAACCCGAGAGCCTTGAACGCCACGGAAAGCGCATCGGTGACGGCCATCTTGTAGCACTCGTCGTTGGTGTAAAGATAGTCCTTCTCTTTTGAAATCATCATTGACCCGCCGATACCCTCGACCGGCTGGCTGGTGGATTCGCCATCACG